AGGACCTCTCAGCTGTAAAGTTCTCAGCTCACGTCGCCATCTCTGTATATGCGGTGGATCATTACCACCGTCTGTTAGGAAAAATAACAATAAAGTTACTTATCAGGATTAGAACTCCAGATATATCCTTCGGCGGGAGAAAATAAAATCCGAATTTAAAAAGAGAAATACACTATTACGAAGAACATGATAACCACAAATAAGCATCTTGAAGATGCTAATTATGAAAATTATATGCCACAGTGCAAAGAGTGTCCCATGATCGAAGACATATCATATAGCCCCTCTAAGGATAAGCTATTGAATATCAGGAAGAAAATTCAGGATTATTTTAAATCATACAGTATGAACATGTTTTACAACTCATTCTCAAACGATGATTATCTCGCCAAGTTAATTGATGATGTTTTGACTTTTGTCACTATGTCCACACAGAAAATTGAGGGTCTCGGTGTTATCGAAACCATTCTTCAAGCCTTTCGTGTGTTTATTAAGTGTAGATTCCATGAGTCTACGTGGAAAACATTGTCATCAAGGTTTTACGGTTACATAAAAAAAATATTGTGCGATTTCTCGGTTCAAAGCTCGGAATCTTTCTTTGATGGAGCTCGTGGCTATCTCAATTCGTACAAAAATATTTGTAATAGCGAGATCGCTATAAAACTTTACCGTTGTTCCATGTATGTTCTGAGCTTGTCTATATTTGATAAACTTGGTTTTTCATTTGATTCTTTTGGTTATACCAAACTTGAACAAGTAGCTCTTAAGAAAAGGTTCTACAAAAAGTCAGATTTTCTTCATGTCTTAGCAGACACTATACTTTTTTTGGCCGAACGTGGTCATCAAATATATTTAACTGGTGACATAAAGTGCATATTTCATTCTGGTGGTTCATATAAGAAGATATATGAAACTTGCAGGGAACTTCAGCGAAAGTCTCACCTTCTGCATAATCCAGAAGAATACGGGTTTACTGAAAGTGAATTTAGATCAGATCTTGATGATATTATTGAGAAACTTAGCAATGTTGCTAAACATTCAATAAGATTGGAAAAGAGTGATAGAGATACTGTAAAATTCACTTTAAGTGACATGCTTATGCTTCGCGATGATCTTAATACGAAATCAGCAGCTCGACGTAATCGTAAAGCACCTTTCGCAGTTCAAATATTTGGAGACTCTGGTATAGGTAAAACTACTCTTACCAATATATTATGCACCTATTTCGCTAAACATGAGAATTTGCCTTTAGGCGATGAATTTCGTTATACAGTGAATCCTGCTGCTAAATATTGGGATGGTTTTGTGTCATCATGTCACACTATTATCTTGGATGATGTGGCGAATGAGGCACCAGAGATGAAGGATCCCAAATCCCTTAATCAAATCATACAGATTATAAACAACGCTTCATATTGTCCCGACCAAGCTTCTTTGGAAAACAAAGGTAAAACACCTTTGCGAGCAAAGTTGGTTGTGGGTACTACCAATGTTAAGAATCTGAATGCTTATCATTATTTTTCGTGTCCATCTGCGGTTCAACGTCGTTTTCCATTCATAATAACTCCAACAGTTAGGCCTGAATACAAAGACGAGAGGGGTATGCTTTCGTCTGAAAATGTACCTCCTGGTCCTTATCCTGACTTGTGGACATTTGATGTTGATATGGTTAGGCCTGTTGCTGTTAGTGGCGGGCGAAGATTAGCTGAATTTGAAACTATTCACAAAAATATTGATTTACGAGAATTGTTGACTTGGTTAAACCATGCAATAACAAGTTTCAATGTTGATCAAAATCGTGTACAGGATTGCATTCTCCAGATGCGTAAAGTTAAATTATGTCTTTGTTGTAATATTCCGGATACGATGTGTGCATCTTCTGTGCAATCTTCGATTTTACACTGTTTTCCTTACGTATTTTTAATGTTTATTATTAACATTATTTGGTGCAGTTATATTGCCCAATTAATGAGAATATATTTCAATTATTACGTAATGAAATCGTATTGTAAGAGGAAATTCAACATGTATATGTTAGAATTACGGAGGAGAAGCACAACCAGTGCTGATTGGTCTAGAATTGGAAGCACAGTCCAGAAAACTATATGCAGTCCAAAAGTTTTAGCTTCTGTTACTGCTATTACCGTTGCAACATACGCCATGTATAAAATTTACAAGAGAAGTACACCCCAGGGTAAGGAAACTAATCAAGTGGGTGTTCGTCCTGTTGATGAACTCAATGGTCGTGAGAATGTTTGGTACAATAATGCATTTGATTTGTGTGCTGCCGATTTTACTCGAGAGAGTGCATCGTCGAAAGGCGTGGAATTTAGTTCATTTTGTAAGAAAATTTCAGATAATGTTATTGTCACCAAAATTAACAAAACTAGTGCTACTGGTTTTGTAGAAGGAAGGGCTTTATGTTTAGGGGGCCATATCTACATTACTAATAACCATAATATTCCAACTATGGATGAACCAACCTATATGGAAATTATTCAATCATGTTCCTTAGGGGTAAATAGTAACCTTAAGTGTGTTATCTCTGAAAGTGATGTTCACCGCATACCCTCTAAAGATATAGCATTTATGATCTTGAGAACGCTTCCCCCAAAAAAGAAAATAGTAAAATATTTCCAAGTTGGGAAAGCGAATGGTATTTTCGATGGAGCTTATGCTGCAAAGAACAAACAAGGTCATTTTAATATGGTTCCTGTAGTTTCAATCCGTCGCACGGATGAGCGAAATCTCAAGTTTAAGGAAAAGAATATTGACGCTAAAGCCAATATGTGGTTTGGTCAGTTACGATCTACTAAAACTGAAGAAGGGGATTGTGGTTCTCCATTGATCATAAATAGTTCGTATGGGTATAGTATAGTTGGTCTGCATTGTTTGGCAGGAAATTATGATTCTAGTGTTATGGCTACGGAGATTGATGGAACGTTCGTGAGGCAAATCTATGATAGCCTCAAGGATTTTAATATCCAGTCTGGAAATTTTTCTAGTATATCGTCTTTGAGCGCGAAACGTGTGGTTGGCGATTTACACAAGAAATCTGTTTTCCGCTATCTTGAGAATGGTAGTGTAAATGTGTATGGTTCTTTTGCAGATTTTCGTGGCAAAACAAAATCTAATGTCGAGCAATCGCCGATGAGTGAGTTTTTGTCTCAATCGGGTTATCAGATTAAATACTGTCAACCTGAAATGCGTTCGTGGGTTCCGTGGCATATTGCTGCCAAGGACCTCGTTAGGCCTATATGCGAACTTGATACGGGCATACTTAATCAGTGTGTTGAAGGGTACATCAGTGATGTATTCAATAACATAGAAAAAGTTGACAACATCTCAAGTATGTTGTTAATTCTTGATGATTTCACAACTATTAATGGTGCACAAGTGGCGTATATCGACAAAATGAAGAGGAACACTAGTGCGGGGAACCCTTGGAAGAAGTCCAAGAAATATTTCCTAAAAAATGTTCCGCCTGCTCATGGTATGCAGGATCCCGTTGAGGTCAATGATGAAATAAACGAAAGAATGGATGACATATTGAAATGTTATCGTAGCAATCGTCAATATCATCCTAACTTTTGTGCACATTTGAAAGATGAACCTGTTACATTCGAGAAGGCAAAAATTGGTAAAACACGAGTGTTCACTGGAGCGACTATGGATTGGTCGCTGATTGTTCGTAAGTATTTACTTTCTTTTGCTCGTTTGTTGCAGAATGAACGTTTCGCATTCGAGGCAGCTCCTGGAACTGTCGCTCAATCACTAGAGTGGCACGAAATGTACCACTATATTGTGAAGAATGGTGAAGACAGAATAGTTGCGGGTGATTACAAAGCTTTTGACAAGCGTATGAGTCCAAAGGAAATTCTTTCAGCTTTTGATGTCATAATACATTTTTGTCGTTGTTCTGGCAACTACACAGATGAGGACATACAAATCATTAGATGCATAGCAGAAGATACTGCATTTCCTGTTGTGGATTATAATGGTGATCTTATTCAATTATATGGTTCGAACCCATCTGGTAATCCGTTAACTGTTATATTAAACAGTATCGTCAATAGTCTTAGAATGCGATACGTTTACTATATGATTAACCCGGATCATACTGTTAAGACGTTTAAACAGAATGTTAGCCTCATGACGTATGGAGATGATAATATTATGTCCGTATCGCGGAATTGCGATTGGTTCAACCACAGTGCTATTGCAGATACTTTTTCCAAATTGAATATTGTTTATACCATGGCCGATAAGGAAGCTGCTAGTGTTCCATTTATACATATCGATGAAGCCTCATTTTTGAAGCGAACATGGAGAATGGACAGTAATCTTGGATGTTTTGTTGCTCCATTAGAGAATGAATCCATCGAAAAATCACTAATGGTATGGACGCGCTCGAAATCCGTTACAAAGGAAGCTCAAGGTGTGGATGTTATTTCAAGCGCACTAAAAGAATACTTTTGGCATGGTGAAAAAATCTTTGATGATAAGAGAAAGCTGCTCCAAAATTTAGTGGAACATTTGGATTGGGACTTATGGGTTCAAGATTCAACTTTTCCAACTTACAGTGATCTATGCAATGATTTTATCCAACGATCGAAACGATGCAAGTCTTTCGATAATGTTTTTGGTGACCATTGCGTATAAGATCAGCTGTTATCACATAAGTCCGCAATGACATTAAACTATTGTGAGGACTTTTATTCATTTCGTCCTCCTTAAAGTGAGATGGTATCGTCCTCCATC